AAACTCATGTAGTCTGTAGAATCAAGACCAATATATTGTACTGCTCTTAAATCACTTGCTACTTTTGCAGCAGTTACAGAATCATCTGCAAGTTTTGCAGTAGTAACATTAGCATCCAATATCTTAGCTGTAGTAATTGCATCATCAGCAATTTTAGCTGTAGTTATATTAGCATCTAAAACTTTTGCAGTTGTAATGTTATCATCTAATATTTTAGCTGTTGTAATGTTGTTGTCTGCTATTTTAGCAGTTGTTACATTTGCATCAAGTATTTTAGCTGTAGTTACTTTATCATTACCAATAGTTAAGGCTGTTGCACCAGTAACATCACCAGTATGTGTTTGGTTATATAGATTTGTAGAACCTTGTGTTAGATTATCAGTAGTTGAATTTGTTTCATCTAATAATGCAATCCAGTTTCCTGCATGTGCAAAATAACCTTTTCCTGGACTATGTGCATGTACAAAACAACCATGATATGTTGATGCTGATGGGAAATCTCCAGTTGTAGCATACATATTAGAATATAATGATTTACCAGTTGTGGTAATATTATATGTTTGTCCATCTAAATTACCTCCTAATTGAGGTGAAGTATCTTCTACTACATTATCAATACTTATTGCTTGTACCCTTGCATCTGTATAATACAAGTTTGTATTTTCAGTTATTGCTGAGGTGTTTAGAGTTATGTCTGCTGTACCATCAAATGCTACTCCTGATATGTTTCTTGCAGTTGCTAAAGCTGTAGCAGTTGCTGCATTACCAGTTGTAGAACCTGATGAACCACTTGTGTTACCAGTAACATTACCAGTTACATTTCCTACTAAATTACCAGTAATATTTCCACTAGCTCCTATAGTTCCAACACTTATGTTTGGAGTTCCAGTCAAGTTTGCTGCTGTAGTAGCTGCAATACCTAACCCATCAACATAAGACTTTGTAATGTGTGCTTGTACTTCTGATTGGCTAGGTCCAGTATATGTAAATGCTCCTGATGTGTTATCATAAGAGAAACTTCCATCACCTCCTGCATCAACAGCACTAAAGTCTGATAATCCAATTCCACTAGCAGTAGATGCTATGGTTAATGTACCACCTGCATCATTATATGTTAAACCAATTCCTGATCCTGCTGTTAATAATGTATTTACTTGATCATCTGTTCTCTCTGCTGTCCAATAAACATTTGTAGATCCCTCAGGTAAATCATCTGTATTAACTTGATTTGCTCCAGTTCCAAAGTCAATTAAATCATCACTAATAGAATCTGCTTTTATGCTAACAGCTCCACTAGCAACATCAAAGTGATTAGATGAGAAACTAGCTACACCTTTTGCACTTGTTGATGAATCATTACCTGCTATGGTTAGGTTTGGATATGTGCCTCCAGTAGTCAATCCATTAGAACCACTTATAGCAACAGTTTGGTCAGGAGCTGAATTTGTAATTGTAAAGTTTGGATAAGTACCTGATGCTGTTATTCCAGTTCCACCAGTTAAGGCTACTGTTTGATCAGGTGCTGTGTTAGTTAGTGTCAAACTACCTGCAGCATCATTATAAACACTAGAAATTCCAGTAGATGCCACTACTAAACTACCTACTCTATCATCCACCCTCTCATCAGTAAAATACTTGTTGCTGCCTTCACTTAAATCTGATGTTGATTTGCTTGATAAGTCTAAATTAGAACCTACTTGTAATGCTATTCTTGCATCCACCCTTGAGTTAGTTAGGTATAAATTAGTTCCTTCAGAAAGATCAGATGTTGATTTAGCTGCTAGAGCTGCATCAAATCTTGCCTGAGTATAGTACAAGTTTGCTCCCTCTGTAATATTTGCTGTAGTTAATGAGATATCAGCACTACCATCAAAAGCAACACCTGCAATATTTCTAGAAGTTGCTAATGTTGTAGCTGTAGTAGCATTTCCAGTTAATGCACCAGTAAAAGTTGTAGCAGCTACAGAAGTTAATCCACTTATGTTAGGATTTAATGAGATTGTTAAGTTATTTCCAGTAGAATTAGTAGCTATTTCATTTGCTGTTCCTACTATTGAGAATACTTCTGAGTTTAAGTCAATAGCTTGTTGTCCTCCTGCATCACCTTGAAAGTCTAAATCCTGGACACCTAGCTGAGAATCAACATATGCTTTTATTGATTGCTGAGTAGCTAAAGATGTAGCACTATTACTAGACATATTATCTTCATCCTTAAAGTCTGCTATTGTAATTGTACCATCTGAAAGTGATCCAAATGTCAATGTTCCAGAAACTGTTGTGTTTCCAGTTATATTTCCACTTAAAGCTCCAACAAAGCTGTTTGCTGTTACTGTTCCAGTTGCTGTTAGATCTCCAGTATTATTCATACTGATTCCACTTTCAGTTCCTAATCCATCAGATAGAACTTGTAACTGTGAAGTCAATCCATCATTATCCCCAACCTTTATTAGAGAATCATAACTGGATGCTATTGATATTCCTGTTAAACTACTTGCCATTTTTTCTTATTTTTAATTTTTTATTTATATATCTCATTAACTTTATAATGTTTTTTTGCTTAGGTTTATATATTTTCATATCTAACTTTTATAAAACCCAACCTTGAAAAGTTGGTTCATCTCTATCAGGATATATATCATCATTTGTGTTAGATGTATATTCAGGATATGAAGTCTGATTAAAATCCATATAAGAAATAAACCTCCTTGTGTAATACTCTGCCATTGTTCTTTCCTTTTCAACTAGGAAATCTATCTCATTCTTACTAACTGTTTCTGCATTTTCAGATACATGCTTAAATATCCCACCATTCTTAATTTGGTAAGCACCAAATGGAAGAAAATCAACCATAGCATAATGAATTAGCATAGGCTGAACATAATCTATTAGTAATGTTTCATAAACAGTAGTAGCAATAGCATCAGTTCTTATTAATTCTGCTATTTTATTGTAAAGATCAGTACCTAGATAATGCTGAATATGTATCTCTTGTGCTATAGATATAAAATGCATTAGCTTATCTGCTTGTACATTACCATCTATTATAGTATTTTGTACTAAATCATTTCTGTTTATAAATAATACTGTTGCTGCCATTACTTTTTATTTTTTTTTGCTGTTGCATATCCCTGATGATCCATATCTCTAGGTGCTACTGCTGCCTCTCCAATATCAGGAGGAGTAAAACCTTGACTAATTGCTTGATTTTGAGATACTCTTTTATCATTTAATAGCCCATCATTTACTTTAAATGTTCCATCTGTGTTTCTTTTTCTAAAGTAAACCACTCTACTCCAGTAATGATAGCAATTAGGTCCACCTTTATATAGCCAAATAGAGTATGTATCAGATCCACCTTCACCAAAACCTGCATTAACTACTTCTTTATCCATTGATTCAATATCTTCCCTTCTGTAAATTCTTTTAGCTTCATATAAAGCTCTACAAAAAGGTCTTGTATTCTTTCTAACACCACCATCATATCTATATCTTACTTTAAATAATGCTTTATCATCATCACTTTTCTTCTCTTTATTAGATTTTACCTTATCAGCACTTGCAAGTTCTAGCATTGAGTTCAATTTATCATCATTATCATAATCAACTGGTGCATCAGATATAACATCCCAATCTTCTAGGTTCTCATCTTCACCTAATTGTATTAATTGATTAGCTACATCACCAGTAAGAAACTCATTTACTCTATGAATTACCATTGGATTAATCTTCTCCTTCTTTTTTAGAGCTAATTTCTGTCCAGTTTCTTCTTCTCTTGTTTCCTGATCTGTAACATTTGTTAAATCTGTAAACTCTAAAGGCTGTAATGTCTTGAAATACAGCTTTAATGATATGTTATTAAATGCTAATATCTTATCAAATGCATCAATCATAAGATTTTGATAAGGTCTAACAACCATATTATCCATAAGTATAGATGCTTTCTCCATTTCATCTGCATTATTTCCTAATCCAGTATTGTTTTTAATACCTAAAAGCATAGGAGAAACAACTCTATGAGCTACTAATATCTTTTCTTGTGATTCAGTACTTAAAAATTGATACTGATTGTGTGCATCAGATAACTGTATTGGTTCAATACTAGCCTGAGATTCTGTATTGTCATTAAATGATAGTATAAATCTTCCTGCATTAGTTGATCCAGTAAACTTATCTGCTATTTTTCTTTCAATTATTGATCTTTCTTCTTCATTTGGTATTCCATTATTCATGTTTATAATCATTGATGGACTTAATCCATTCTTAATGTTATTCATATGAAAGTTAGATACCTCTCCTTCAAGTTCTGCATACTGTAATCCACCAGTATATGCAGGAGGACTATAGTAATAGTAACCTGCTTTATATGGTTTGATAAACAATATCTCTATATTCTCTTTAGATGTACCAAATGCAGGTATTCTTTTAAGCTCATCAGAGGTCTTGTATTTGCTCCAATCTGAGAAATAGTAATATCCTTCAATTTGTCCTTTATCTGAGCTAATTTCAGCTCTTAGTGTTTCTACTGGCATGTGTTCTATTTGCACTATTTGTTTTCTTCCCTTACCATAGATAACTTGTATTGCAGCTCCTCCCATTAAGTAGTAGTCATATATAACTTTCTTGATCACATCCTTCTTCATTAAGCTAATCATCTGTGCATACTGATCAGGTTTACTTGCACTATCTGTTGCATCTAGTCCTCTACCATATATCATCTCTGATATTCCATTAATACATGCATGGTTTGTTGGAGATGCCATAAAAGTGTCAATTAGGTATTGATAGAAGTTATTATCTTCTCCATACATTACAAAATCCTTTCTTGGATCTTCTATAATTTTTGGTGAAACATAACTAGCTAAATCTACTACTCTTATATCTCCTTCAAACTTAGGTTTTCTGTGTTGTCTACTCATAATTATCCATTATATACTTTATAGGTGTTATCACCTTGTGTACTTGCTTTATATAATCCTTTAATTGGATCATAATATTCTGATGCTCTTTGTGAAATAGTCTGATCAGTACAAAAGATTCTGTCTTTATAGATTGTTTGTTGTACTTTTTCTCTAGGTTCATCCCATTTGCTTGTTGCCAAGTTCCATTCTTCTTGTGCTGTTGCCCATGTTGCACCAATAGGTGTTAGAGCTTCATTCCAATTAATAGTAATGTTATTCCATAATTCATATACTGTATCCCAGTTAGATCCTAATGAAAATAACTCAACTTCATAATATTTCCCTTCTTCTAAAGCTAATGCAACACTTATAGCACCATAATCTCCTAGCTTATTAATAGCAACTGACTTGGTTTGTGTTATATTGGTTTCCTCATCCCTTACAATAAGACTTCCTGAGATTACAAATTTTCTAGGAATTAACTGAAATGTCTGAGCTGATGTTGCAGTACTTAGAATTATCATACTTATATAATGCTATTTATTTATTTTTTTATAAAGTGTAAGATTTTTATTTAAAAAAAAAGGAGACCTAAAAGATCTCCCTTAATTAGAAAAAAACACTTAACTATTATGATGTAGGAAAAGTACTAATTTGTGTTGTGCTATCCAATGCTAAAACTACAGCAGGTGTAACAAATGATGGAGGAGCTGTTTCTATTGCTTCAAAAGTTAAATTGAATCCATTGAAATCTCCCATGTTTGCCCCAACTGTAAAGTTACCAGTATTTAGTGTACCTCCATTTACTTGCCCAACTAATAAATAATTGTCATCATTATCAACAACTACTATATGAGGTCTGCCAACTGCTAACAGTTTGATTTCCTCTGATGTTGCTCTATCATAATATTGAAGTTGAAGTGTTAAACTTTGTGTGTAGAATGTAGTACCATTCTCTGAAGAACTTGTTACAGTAGTATCTAGATTAGAAACACCTCTAAGATCATAGTCAAAGAATACTGGAGTTCCTGCAAAAGCTGATATTAATCCTGCTGATTCACTTATTGCTCCTAATGTTCCAAAATCTGCAAAGTAAACCTTTTTCAGACCTCCTGCTTTATTTCTACATGGTACTTTTCTTCCAGTAGTTAAATTACAACTCATATTATTTTTATTTTGTAAGTATTAGGAGGCTTTTACACCTCCTATTTACTTGGATTATTAACTCTATTAATTATGCATTATAAAGAACTATCTCAGTTCCTAATCCATACTGGATTCCATATGCAAATCTTGCTACAAATCTAGCATTTCTATCACCTAATGTGTCAGCAGTATCAATTACTCTGATTTCATTTAGATCACTTAATACTGATGTTCCAAAGTATAAGTTACTTGTTTGTGCTAATGCCATTGTGTTTGTGGACATACCATTTGCCATGAATACTGGAACTCCATCAAAAGTTAATGCTTGGTTATTATACCACATTTGACCTTTGTTTTCATATCCACCACCAAAACCTAAGGCAAGACCACCTAAAGCTCTAATGTAGTTTTTCATAACATCTTTAGAAACATATAATTTAAGATCTTCCTTTCCATAAATTGTATTAGGACATAGATCTAAAGTTGCTCCCATTTTTGCTACAACATTTGCAGCAGTTACAGCAGCAGGATTTGGTACATCAATAATATCTGCATCAGCAGCCCATAATGTTTCATACCCATCTATCTCTCCAGCATTTCCATTTGTGCCAGTCCATATATTTGTTTCCACACTTGCTGCAATTTGGTCTGCAAAGTTAGCAATTATAAAGTCTGAAAAAGAAGAAGGCATATTAGTAAATGCACTAACTCCTAATTCTGCTGATTCCCATGAATCTACAAATTGCTTAGTACAAAACTTAGTGTTTACTTGAAACTCCTCAGTTTGTAATACTCTTTCTGTAATTGCTACAGTTCCTTGATCATCAAAATCACATGTTGAATTCTTGATAAGACCTGATGCAGCTACCTTTTGTATAACACTCTTGTGTTTTACATTTGGCATAACAGTTACACCACCATTCTCTAGTGTTGTTCCTGAAAGTAATGCAGCAGCAATGTACTTTTTAGCACTTTCCCCTGCATAAGTAGTTGTTATTGTTGGTTTACTCATTTTTTTTGAATTTTAAAATTTATATTATTTACTTAATTTATTGATAATTCTATCTAGACTTGTTTCAACTCTATTTGATGAGATTTGAAATTCCATCTCTTTAGATTTTGATTCAGGACTGTGTGTTATTGGCTGTGCTGCAGGTTCTGCTGACAATTCAGTTTCTAACTTTTCAATTTCCTCTTTTTGAGAGCCTAAAACTTGTGATAGATTTGTTTTCATTTCCTCTACCATTGATTTTAGTTCATTGAATTCCTCTTTTGATGGATAATCTGTAGCTAAATCTTCAGCCTTAACATCTTCTTTTGATGTTTCAACTTCTTCTTCAACTTCTTCTGTAGCTTCAGAGATACTGTCAATTAGACCTTCTTCCTTAACTACAACTGATCTTCCATCTTCCAAAGTATATTCACCTATTGGCATTGGAACTCTATCATCTTCTGTAACAATAAAGACTTCCTTACCACCTTCAAATGATTCTGCCTCTATAACAGTACCATTCTCAAGATTCATAGTAGCTAGTGTAACTTCTTCAGCTTTCACTTCTACTTCTTTTACTTCTTTTGACAACTCCATGCCTAAGATGTTTTTGATTTTACTAATTGTATCAGTTGCTTTCATGACTATATAATTATATTGATTTAAAAATTTATATTTTTGGATTAAGTTTCTGTCTTACCAACACCTTGCCCCCATATTGTACCATCACAACATTCTATCCTATAATTGTTATCATCACAAAGACAACCTCTAGTAGATCTTATAGGACTAGTATATGATGGTGTTGGATTTTTTCTCTTTTTTTTACTCATCTTCCTTGCTGATTATAAGGTTTTACATAATTAGTAGCACCTTTATTCTTTGATGTCTTAGATTTAGCATGAACTCCCTTTCTTCTTACCTTCTTTTTCTCTAAAGTTGTAGAACTTATAAACTTATTTCTAGCCATTATCTTTTAATTGGAACACAATTAGGAACTCTCTTACCATTCTTTATTTTAGTTCCATACATTTCATATCCTGATTGACATGGTTTCTTTAATTCATGCACCTCACAAGGCATGAACCACTCTTTACCTTCAATCTCATGCATATGATAACCTTCACAACCTATGTTCATAGCCATTTCTTCTGCTTTTTCAATGGAAGAATATGCTAATCTATCATCTATGATTGCAAAGTTATCATCAACTACTACAGTTTCAAGTTCTAACTCTCCTAATTGTCTTAGTTTGTTTCTACTCCAACCTAAAGCAGCTAACCCACCCCATAACAAGTATGATATATTAGCACATGCTTCACTATCATTCTCATTCTTTCTGTATTGATCTTCAGCTCTAGATAAATAGCTATACATTCTTTTAATTGTTTCTACAGAGATGTTCTTCTTTTGTGCTAGTTGTGTTGCTCTGATCTTACCAACATCTGTTGCACATTTATTCTTTATTTTTTTATTAAGTTCAATCCCTCTTTCAGCATTATTTGCTACTCCATCAGGATAATCA